GAAACTGCTTTACGCAGCGGCTTAATCGCCATCCCTGACATCTGAGTGGTATAGCTGAGAGCCACTTTCACAACGGCTCTTAAAGAATCTCTCCGACAAGGGATAACGGTTAGCCACGCTGTGAAGCAATGCCACAACAGCCGCTACGGCAACCACATCAGCTAATGGCCTGATGTCAGCTGCTGACAAAATCAAACTGGATGCTATCAGAGCTCCAGTGTTTAACGTCATCGCCTCAGGTGGTCGCCCGGTTGGGACTGCATTCACTGTCGATGCAAACCGTAACGCCAGGGTGAATTACACCATCAGCTACACACTGACTGCCACTCTAACAGTCGGTCAGACACTTCAGATAATCGCTACTGTTGATGGCAAAGAAGTCGCCCGCATGGCTGACGGCATTCTGTTGGGTCTGGCGGGTAATCTGCAAAAGACAAAATCACTCAGCTTCGATGTGCCTGCGGGTAAATCTGTGCTGCTCACTAAATCCGGAACATCCAGCATTATTGCCACAGCAATCAGTGGCCAGGAAGTTCTTTATTAGCAGGAAACAGAATGGCAAAGCTCACCGACAAGCAAGAGCTGTTTGCCCGTGAGTTCAGCTTAAAGTGGGTTGCATATGAAAGACGATAAAAATTCATCGCGACCTTTGCCGAGGCAAGATTTCCTTGATGCATTCCATCCATACATAGCGCTAATGCCAGCCCCTGAGGTAGCGGAGTGGGTTGCAGATAACATCCTTAACCCATCAGGACATATCCACAACCCTGATCACTTTCACCTGACAGATGCCGATGTGCGTTTTATGTGGGCCTCATCAGCATTTACGAAGCAGGGAAGAATTGTTCTGGGCCAAGCTGAGCAAGTAGTTATGAGAGCTGGCGGCTGGCAAAAGGCCAGAATGGAACAGCAGATGCATGGATGGTTTGGCGAGGTGCCAAAGTTCATCATCACGCTGGCCGGTGACTACTGCTCGCAATGTTCAGATGCAGAGTTTTGCGCTCTTGTTGAGCATGAGCTTTATCACATCGCTCAGGCAACGGATGACTTTGGAGCGCCTAAATTCAACAAAGAAGGCCAACCTGTTTTAACCATGCGCGGTCATGACGTAGAGGAATTCGTTGGTGTCGTTCGACGTTATGGCGCGAGTGTTGATGTGCAGGAATTAGTTGATGCTGCCAGCAAACCCGCTGAAGTGTCGAAGATTAATATCGCCAGATCGTGCGGAACATGCATGATGAAACTGGCGTAAGCATTTATTCAGATTGTCATGGAGGTAGCCTGTGGCAGCATTATCGACAGAGGTTAAAGCCTTCATCGTTCAGTCTTTGGCCTGCTTTGAACCTCCCTCAAAAGTCATTGAGCTTGTAAAGGCTGAGTTTAACGTCCATGTGTCACGCCAGCAGGTTTCCCAGTACAGCCCCGGAAATGCCATGGCGGCAAAGTTGAGCCAGAAATGGATCGACTTATTTGATAGCACCCGTGCGCGATTCCAGACGGAAATAGCTGACATCCCGATTGCAAACAAGGCATACCGGCTGCGCACACTTGACCGGATGATGACTAAGGCCGAGAGCATGAGGAACATGGCTCTGGCTGCCACTCTTATTGAGCAGGCTGCCAAGGAATGCGGTGATGCTTACACTAATAAGCAAAAGGTTGAGCATACCGGTAAAGATGGCGGACCAATTGAGTCGGCTACGCTGACCAAAGACGAATATAAAGCTGCGCGGCGGGAGATGCTGGAGGATGACGACTGCTGAGCAGAAGAACTATGCGCGCCGGTTAGAGTGTGAAGAAGATGGTCTGTATTACGCCCGTTATTTCTTCAAGCAACGCACTGGCGGCAAGATGATTGTCGCGCCCCATCATAAAGCTATTCAAAGAACGCTTGACCGCGTCATTGCTGGCGAGATTAACCGGCTGATTATCAACGTTCCGCCTGGGTACACAAAAACAGAACTGGCGACCATAAACATGATGGGGCGTGGACTGGCACTGAATAGCCGGGCCCGCTTTATGCATCTTTCCTACTCGCACAACCTTGCGCTTCTCAACTCCTCTACTGCGCGCGGCATGATTAAGTCGAAGGCTTATCAGAGCATGTGGCCGATGGAGCTACGCGACGACGCAGACAGTAAGGCGATGTGGTGGAACGAATACGGCGGCGGTGTCTACGCTTCATCTGCTGCTGGTCAGGTCACGGGCTTCCGTGCCGGACATATGGAGCCAGGCTGGCAGGGCGCGCTGATTATTGATGACCCGGTCAAGCCTGATGACGCCTACAGCGAAACTGTCCGTGACGGCGTGAACAACCGTTTTAATGAAACTATAAAGTCACGACTGGCGATTGAAACAACGCCGATGATCGTGATTATGCAGCGCATTCACTATCACGATCTGAGTGGATACCTGCTGCGCGGTGGCAGCGGTGAAAAGTGGCACCACCTGAATCTGCCGGTAATTATCGATAGCAGCCAGAGCTATACCGAACAGTATCCGGATAACAGTCACGCCATACCGATTGACCACGGCTTACCTGATGGATGGCTGTGGCCGTTCAAACACAACGAATCACATCGTGTGTCGCTATTCTCTCACAGGAGAACTGCTGAAGCGCAGTACATGCAAAACCCTCGTCGATTTAACGCTGAGGGGGCGCTCTGGACTGAGGATATGATAACCGCTGCGCGATCACTAAATATCAGCGAAACGCTTTCAAGAACGGTTATTGCAATCGACCCGCAGGCTAATAACAGCGCAGAAAGCGATGAAACCGGCATTGTGGCAGCCAGCGCGTATGGTATGGGTGACCGCAAGCAATACTCAGCGGATGGTGATTACAGTGGCAAATACTCACCTAATGGCTGGGCAACTCGCGCCATGGACGCTTACCAACAGCATGATGCCGACGCCATAGTCATAGAGACCAATCAGGGCGGCGACATGGCCGAAGAAACGCTGCGCAATGCAGGATTCCGGGACCGCATCATTCGCGTTCATGCCAGCAAGGGTAAGTTTGCCCGCGCCGAACCAATCTCAGCCCTCTACGCTCAGGGGCGCGTTGCGCATCGTGGCAATCTCTATCAGCTGGAAAATCAGCAGATGGAATACGTCCCAACCACAGCCAAAAAATCGCCTGACCGCCTTGATGCGCTTGTCTGGGCAATGACCGAATTAAGCGGACAGTCATCTGGCGCAATCTTCTTCTAAGGAGCTCATTAGTGAGTGAAAAAAGCAACGAGGTATCATTCCTCGTCAATGCCCTTGCTGATGCTATGGGCCGCCAGCGCATGCTATATGCTGGTCATCAAGGAAACACAAAGCGCACTAAGCTCTATGAGGAATTTGGCTATCCTAATGACCTCGACTTCGACCGTTATTATCGCGCCTACGAGCGCAACCCCGTAGCGTATGCAGCAGTACATAAACTGCTTGATTCATGCTGGGTAGATAAGCCAACCATCATTGATGGGGATGAAGAGAAAGAGTCTTCTGCAACAACACCATGGGAAGCGTCCGTAACGAAGTTAATGTCTCGACACTGGCCTAAGATTAAAGACGCAGACCGCCGTAATCTGGTTGGCAAATACTCTGCGCTGCTTATTCAGTTCAGGGATGGGCGTGAGTGGAAAGATCCGGTAGATGCCACTGTTATTAAGCGACTTGGTGATAAGTCTGTTGTTAAGCTCATCCCAGCATGGGAATCGCAGATTAAGCCCGGCACGTTTGATACGGATACCATGTCAGAAACATATGGACAGCCGGTAAACTATGAGTTCAATGAGCAACCGGTAGGCGATGATGGTACTTACGGGCCAGTAAGAAGCGTGACTGTTCACCCTGAGCGCGTCATCATCCTGTGTGAAGGCTCTGAGGATGAGAACATGCTTTCCGGCGTGCCTTATCTCCGGGCCGGATATAACAAGCTTCTCGACCTTGAGAAGATTTCCGGCGGCAGTGCGGAAGGGTTCCTTAAAAACGCTAGCCGTCAGTTAGGGATCGCCTTTGATTCTCAGACTGACATGGCATCCATAGCTTCACAGGCTAAAGCCGCTGGGTATGCCGACATCGGCGAGGCGATGAATGACAAGATAGCGAAGATGAACCGAGGAACCGATGCTGCCCTGGTAATGCAGGCAGGAACGCCTTCTGTACTTTCTGTTGCAGCCGCTGACCCTTCACCATCGTGGACAGTAACAGCCAACGAGTTTTCATCTTCTATCCAGTGCCCATTCGCAATTCTTTTCGGTCAGCAGACCGGTAGACTCGCTTCTGATGAAGATAAAACAGACTGGGCAAAGCGCTGCAATGGCCGGCGCTGGGGATTTATGAGTGCTGTGGTCAAAGCGATACTGGAGCGATTCTGGACCCTCGGTGTGATTGATGCGCCTAAGTCTGGCGAGGTAACGCTGGCATGGTCTGACCTACTAGCTCCGAGCGAGAAAGAGAAGATTGCTAACATGCAGGCACTGGCTGATGTCGCTCAAAAGACACAGGCGGCATACGGCACTCCTGCTATCGAACAGAATGAGATTCGCGCAGTAGGCGAGCTTGAGCCCATAGCAGAAAACGAATTGCCTCCAACAGTTCCACCGGGAGATCCGCTAAGTGATGAAGCAGCAGCTAATCCGGACTCCGGTAATACCACGCAATAAGGCAGACCCTACGCAGTCAGCCCGACCGGTAAACAGGATGTTTCGCGATATCGAAGGGCGTTACTACCGCATCAAGGTGGCGCTTAAACAATTGTTCGATGAGCGATTAACCGGACGTGAAAGGGAGAGTAACCAGCAATCTCTCGCTGTGCACGGCAATGTCATCTACCAGGTGAATGCAGGCTCTTACGTTTATGACATGAGCGCCAGCCAGCTTGCAGACCTGCTGCAGCGAATGCAGATAATCCTGGATGATGCACTGCTTGAGGGTGGCACTAACAATCTTTGGGCTCTGAGTTACATATCTGAAGAGTATGACCGCGGTACCCGACTGGCATTCAACAACCTTTCAGTTCAGTCACCGATTTACGAGCAGCAGACAACACTGGCGCAATTGCTCAGCACCTCCGCATACCAGAATCAGGTAGCAGCGGCTTATGTCTCAACATACAGCGACTGGCTGTTTGAGTCTGATAAGGCGAGAGGTGAACTGGCTAACGTGATTTCGGATGCAATTGGCAGGGGAATTAACCCTAGCGAGACGGCGCGAATCGTTAGCAAGCGTCTTGATGTTTCGATGGCTCGCGCCAAGAACATCGCTCAAACAGAACAAGTTGGTGCGCTGCGAAAGGCTCAGTGGCTTGAGACTGACTGGGCTCGAGAAAGGCTAGGGCTTAATACTGCGGTGCTCTGGCTATCGGCACTCAAGCCAACAACCCGGTCATGGCATGCATCAAGACATGGAAGAACATACAACACAGAAGAAGTTAAAAATTTCTACGCCGAGAACGGAAACCGCTATCACTGCTATTGCAGCCAGATACCTGTTGTTCTTGATGATAGCGGCAAAATAGTTAACCAAGGTCTCGTAGAGAAGCTAACTTTAGAGCGTTATGAATGGCAGCAGGCCGCATGACTATCTCTTGCAAGGGTAAGCCTTCATGAGAGCCTCAAGAGCGAGTTTAGATGCGTTTTCTGTTCTCTTCTCTGGGTGGTTATCCACGTAAACAGTAACCGTATCAACAATTTGTCCATTTGTAGCGCCTGGGGGTGAGCAAATAGCTGTTCCTTCAAAAGAGTCATGAACACCAATAGCAAGACCTCTCAAGGTGCCAGCCTCAACATAATCAGCAGAACTGGCAGTGCCCGCTTTGGCTCTGAGTCTTGCAGTGCTCCATGATGCTATGTCATTGCCTCCATAGTAGTCAGCTAAAACTCCAGATGAAAACACTGCTGTTAAAGCTACCAGGGCATATTTTTTCATATTTATTCTGACCAATTAATTTTTCCGAATTATATAAGATGAGGAAACAGCATGAAGCGCAATCGCGTTAACGTGCTGACCGTCGTCAACTCCGCTTCTAATATCACCACAGAAACCATCGACGGGAAACCACATATTGTGGTTCGCGGCATCACGCCCGTTGTAGACGATATCGTGATGAACCGGAAGTTGTACCCGGCAGCAGAGATTGGAAAAGCTTACAACACGCTGGAACGTAACCCGATGCCGTTGGGTCACCCAAAGGTGGACGGTAAGCATGTATCGGCCCGCGATGTTCGCGCAGTCAACAACTACCACGTTGGCGCGTGGTTACAGAACGTGAGTCATACAGAAGGCAAGGTAACAGGCGATATGTACGTTGACCGACGCTATGCAGAATCCAGCGAAAAAGGTAAGCGCCTGATCAACCGCCTGGATGAAATGGCCGCCGGCACTAACTCTGAGCCTATTCACATCTCAACCGGCCTCTTATATTCCGGCATCGCTGCCAACGGCGAATCGAAAGGGAAGAAGTACAACGAAATCGCCACCAATATGATGTTCGACCATGTGGCGGTTCTGCTTGATGAGCCCGGCGCGGGAACTCCTGATGAAGGCGTAGGCATCTTTGTTAACGCTGAAGGGGAAGAGCAGGAACTGGAAATTGTGAATCTGGCAGATGGCACAACCCCGGACAATGAATCACCGCAAGACCCAGCACTTAAATCGATTTTTTCACAGCTAAAGGCGTTTTTCAGCGCCAACAGCAATTCCGTCAAAGAGGAAGCAAACCCGATGAAAGAACTCATCACCAATGCGCTGAAAGCGAAAGGCATCGACGTTGAAGGTAAGTCCGATGCTGAGCTGATGGATGCATACAACCAGATGGCCGCTGATGACGCTACAGCGAAAGCTGCAGCTGATGAAAAGGCCAAGAAAGAGAAAGAAGAGGCTGACAAAAAGGCTAAAGAGACCGCCACTAACAGTGACGAAGCTCCGGCATGGTTCAAGCCGTTTGCCGACAAACTGACCACCATTGAAAGCGGCCTGGCTGTTAACGCCGACAAAGAGAAAGGTGAAAAACGCGCTTCAGTAAAAGCGAAGTTTGGCCTTGATGATCTGGCAGTCAATGCACTGGATGGCGCGGCACTTGATGGCCTTTACGCACAGTGCCAGTCATCTGTTGGCCTAAGTGGCGGCATGCGTCATCAGGTAAACAATCAATCCCTCAGCGAAATGCCGGAGTAAAAAATGGCTAAAGATGGAAAACATGTAATCCACGCAGGCGGAATTTTCCCTAACCCACTGCTTAATCGTGAAGGTGCGGCTGCGGCCGACACAGCCCCAGGCATTATTGGCTTCTTCGATGCAGCTAAGTTCACCGCATCAGTGGCTGGTGCTGAGTCGGCAATCCTATATGTGGCAAACATGGATTATCTGCGCTGCATGGGTGTGGATGACGCAATTAAGGCTGGCGAAAACGTTGTTGGCATCCAGCCGCTCCCTGGCCTCTTCCTGAATGTCCGAGCTGCGGCCGGCACATACAAAAAAGGCCAGCCGGTTGCAGTGGCTAATGGCCGTATCACTGCAGTTTCCGCTGACGCTACTGTATTCGCTTATGTTGAAGAAGATAAACCAGTCACTGCGGTGGCAGGCGATCTGATTCGCGTTGTGTTCAAGTAAGGAGCACCTGAATGTTTGTATTTTCCCGTTCCATCGGCGAGCGCACCGGAAACCTTGCGGTTAACCAGGCTCAATTCGCCGAATTGCAAATGGCGCGCAACGAAGGTGCTCAGGCCGCTGCCGATTTCCTCGGTCGCGTTCGTGGAATTCGTGAAGATGCCGGCCGCTTGGATGCCGTCAATGCTGTTGATGATATCCGTCGCCTGTATCGTGCGTTTGATACCACCGTTCTGGCACAGTTTGAGCCAACCACGCAGTTCACCCTGCTGAACGACCTGATGCCACTGTCTCGCTCTGTTCGTATTGAGCAGTCTCGTTACGACTATGCCCGCACTGGCGGTCGTGGCTGGGCGCACACATCAATGTCCGGCCAGATTGGTGCGGCTCTGGATGCGAAGTCCTACACCTTCGACGGCACCATGGTTCCTATCCATGACTCCGGATTCAAGTTCACTTGGCGTGATCCGATTTTCAACAGTCCGTCAGCACTACAGTCACAGGCTGATTCTCAGCGCGGTTCTGTTGAAGATGTTCAGCGTCGCTTCGTTGATTACATCTATAACGGCTTCCGCGACAAGGCAGGCAATTTTGCAGTGTTCGACGGCCTGACCTGGAAGGGTCTGCGTGACGATGAGCGCGTGATGCAAATCGATCTAGGGGCTACCGGCCTCAACATCGATTTTACCTCCGCTGCTGTTTCATCACAGAACCTGCGCAATGCGGCTATTACCCTGCGTGACCAAATGCGTCGTATCAACAACCAGTACGCAGATCAGACCTGGTATGTGTCAGGCGATATCATTTCCAACATGGAGCGTTTCTTCTCTGATAACTACCAGAGCGGAACCGTGCTGTCAGAGTTGCTGAAACTGACCGGTATCCGGGATATCAAAGAAGACAGCCAACTGAGCGGCAACGAAATCGTCATCATCCCACTGTCAGCCGGTGTTGTTGCTCCGGTTGTAGGTCAGGCTATCGGTACCGTTGCTGACCCTCGCCCGTTCTACAACAGTGATTACGTGTGGCGCACATGGGGTGCTATGGGGCTGATGGTCAAGCAGGACATCAATAACAAGTACTCCGTCATTCACGCATCGAGCTAAGGAAATAATATGGCACTGGTAGAAATTACGTCAGGTAGTCTGCACGCCGGTGCCAATCTCCGTAAGTTGGAGGTTGGCGAAGTAGTTGAAGTTGATGAGAACACCGCTCAACGCTGGATTGAAACTGGTAAGGCGAAGGAAACTGATAAGAAAAAGGGGAATAAACTAACCTCTTTCGAAGTAGCAACGCCTTCCGGTCCGGTGAGCGATGAGGCAACAGTCGTACAGAAAAAACTGGATGATGCGAACGCACAAATCCAGACGCTGAAAGACCAGATTGATGCTGCCGAAAGCAAGCATAAGGCTGAGCTTGAAGCTGAGACTAAGCGCGCTGATGACGCAGAAGCAGAAGTGAAAAAACTGAGCAATAAGGATAAGTAACCATGGCAGCCCAAATTACGCTTGAAGACGTTAAACCGCTTATGGCTGAAATGGGCTTCACGGTTCCTGATGCAGTTCTTCAGTTACTCATTGACCAGGTCAGTGAAGTATCAGCATGTCTGGACGGGGCGGGATACTCTGAGAGCCTGCAAAAGCTAATGCTTATCTATGCAGCGGCGAGACTTGCCGCCCTGTCCGGGGCTAGGATGATTTCATCACAGTCAGCGCCATCAGGTGCATCCCGTTCTTTCACTTACAACAGTGCAGGCACAGACCACTTATACCGCCAGTTACTGGCATGGGATAAGACAGGATGCCTTTCAGGTTTGCCGTTATCCGGATCGCCGGTTGGTTTCTTCGATGTTGTCGGTGGTTGCTGATGGAATGGATATCACCGGATTCACCACCAAAGCCATTCGACCGGGTGTGGCTAAAAACATCAAATGGCAAGCAAACAACCGGGTATGTGAACGGCAGCGGTGATTGGGTCATAAATTGCCCACGCATTGCCGCGGAGAAGCCCGCTGTGAACGGATGGAGGTTATGACATGTCATCGTTAGCCAACTGGTCATATACGGCGAAGGCAACAATCTGGAAGCGCTCTGGCACAAACAATGACTACGGCGACCCGCTTTTCAGTGCTCCTGTGATTATTGACTGTGACTATCAGGGTGGGCTGTCAAAGCGCCTTGGTGCGATAGGCGGCGAAAGGGTGGTGAAGAATACCATCTGGACTGAATACGCTCTGGCTGATACCGGTGATTACATCCTTATTGGGCAGTCCTCAGAACCTAACCCCATTACCGCCGGCGCTGATGAGGTGGTGCAGGCCATTCGTTACGCTGACACCTTTGAAAGGACAGCAGATGACTACGCAATCATCACGGGAGGGTAGTCATGGGAATAAAGGTCAAAGGTATTGATCAGGTAAAGCGTAATTTGGATGCACTCATCAATGATGTTCAGGGTCGCAAAGCGATAAGAGCCATTAAATCGGCTCTATTTATCATTGCACCGGAAGCGGCGCGCATTACTCCCAGAGACACATCAACTCTTGTTAACTCCCAGTTCAATGAAGTTATGTTGAATGGCACCAGAATAACTGGAAGGATTGGTTATTCAGCTAACTACGCATTATTTGTCCACCAGGCTCCAGGGAAATATCTTGGCAAGTCAGAACCACGACCAGTGAAGAAAGGTGAAGTGCCAGGTTCTAGAGGAAATATGTGGGATCCGTATGGTGAGCCTCAGTTTCTTGCTAAAGCTGTGGAAAACACCAAGGCCGAGGTCGCAGCAGTTATTCGTAAGGAGATCAGTTCGTGAATCCTCCTATGCACACGCGTGTTAGAAACTATCTTTCCAGTGCTGGCCTAGCAGATGGCTTTGAGACTCAGTTGCTTGTTTGGATTGATAGCGGCACGTCCACTGATAGATTTCTCGTATTTCGCCCCAATGGTGGCAGTGCAATTCGAAATCAGCTAGGTGCTGAGTATTACGTCATCATAGATGTTATTGGCGCTAAGGGTGAAAACGGATTCGTTGATGAGCGAGTACAACAGATTATTGCGTACGTTCAACAAAATCCAATGTCAGACGGCTGCATCGGCTACCTGCAAAACCTTGGCGGCATCCCCGCTCCAGTTCTAACAACCGAAGGCCGCCTGGTCTATCGACTTCAGTTCGTCGCCACCCACGGCGATTAATAAACGTTAAAGAGGAATTACCCATGGCAGATTGCCAGAACAGCAACGAACGTTTGTTCGGTGGCGCGATTGTGCTTGAAGTTGCCGATGGTTGCAGTGATGTGCTGCCGCAGGAATCGGAATGGAAAGCGCTGGCCGCCGGTACAAGTAAAGGTTTCGACTTCAGCCCGAACAGCGTCACAAGTGATGCTGATGACGGCAAAGGTTACGTGGAGACTATTGTAACCAACTCAGATTTCACCATCAGTTTTGAGGGTGAAGTGCGTAAGAAAGATAAACTGGACCAGTATGGCATTGGCCGGTTCATTAAGTACTACCACACCGAAATCACCAATCGTCGTCAGCCAGGGATCTGGATCCGAATGGAGTACGGCCCAATCACCTTCATCGGTTACATGAACATCACAGCGCTGAGTTCAGATGGCGGCACCAATGACATCGTGTCACTGACCACTGAGTTTAAAGTTGGCGATGCCAGCTCAATTCAGGTTATCGACACTGACGAGACGATTGCGGCCACAGGTGTGACTGTTACTCCTGCTACAGCCTCCCTGGTTGTAGGCGCAACACGCCAGTTAACAGGTGCTGTGCAGCCAACCGATGCAACAGACCGCACCGGAACATGGACAACATCTGACGCAACCAAGGCAACGGTAAGCTCTACAGGCCTGGTTACAGCAGTTGCAGCAGGTTCTGCCACCATCACGTTTAAGTCTAATGATGGCAACTTTACTGCCACTTGCGCTGTTACGGTCACCGCTTCGGAACCATTACAAGGGGTGGCGTGCTGCCCCTGATAATGATTATGGAGAGCATATGACGCCCATCAAAGAGATTGGAGAGTGCCTGATTACAGTTGGCGAGGATGAATATTTCTTCCGGCCATCATTCGCCGCCATGAGCCGCATTGGCGAGCCACAGGAGATCGTGCAGGCATTTTATGACCTGCATAACGATGAGGTTACACCGCTGCTTCAGCGCGCCATGGATGCATACGGCATCATCCCCGCATGGGTGATCGCTCATGTGAGCCGGAGGGAAATTGGCAAACCTGCAATCATGGCCGCAATGGGCGTACTGGCTGCATGTTGTGAGCGTGACATGTCACGGATAATCGGTGAGATCATCCCCGGAAAGTCAGGAAAATGGACGTTCGTCTACCGCAAAGGGGTAATGCCACTGAGTGACATGATACTCATCGCCCAGTCACTCATCACCCACGGCATAATCGGCAAAGCGAAAATTCGACAGCTCCAGCGGAATGAGAGCAACAAAGCGACTACTGAGTTCAACGCATTCGAATACATCAGCGCTGCAAGGGCTCACCTCGGGATGAGCAGGGAGGAGGCTGAGCAGCTGACAATGACGGAATTCCAGCTGATGCTGGCCGCGAAATA